AATGAGTGATTATGATTGGGTAACAGACGAGATGTTTGATACTGCACTGATGGAGATTTTAGCAGACATACCGCTAACCTCATTGGTTACAGTAGAAGGTGTCTATGAACTACTGAAGGAAGAATACAACAACGAGGTCTTAACCAAGTTGGAAAGCGAAAGAGGTGATGAAGAATGAGTGGATTTGGAGCAATGAAGAAGGAGTCTATCGAGGCTCTCAAGCAAGAGATTGATGCCATGGTCGATGAGGCCGAGGCTGCACAGGAAGAGGTGCCAGAAGAGCAGGCACCCGTCGAAGAGAAGGTTGAGAAGAAGCCTGCTGTCAAAAAGCAGACTCCGAGCAACCCGCTTGAGGCAGAACTGCAGAGCATCGCAGACCTGCAACAGCAGTCTCACGTATTCTGCGGTGTCGTCGGTCACGAGAACAACGGCAAGACAGGTGTCGTCATGGATGCACACATGTACAACGTGCAGAAGGACGGCAACTATGGCGCGGATGACCAACTATGGGCCATTGACTTTGACGGCGGTGCAGCCGCCTGTCGCAGTGCACACTACGGCAACACACCAAACATCCGTGTATGGAGTCCATGGGTCATGCAAGAGAACAACCGCACGGCCTACGATTATCCGGGTACCCACCAGCGATTGATGGACATTCTCATGTTCGGATTGAGCAAAGCAAAGGAGCAGAACACGGAGGGCTACGATGGCCCCCGCATTCGCAACCTGCTGATTACCGCAGTAGATTTGTTTGACCAAGTCTGCATCAACAACATGAAGATTTACGACATGGAGACTGGTGCAAAGGACGCTATCGAAGCGAGCAAGCACGTCATCAATACGAAGATTGGTTGGAACTGGAGCATCCGTTCTACCCGATACCACCAGATGACCGCTGTCTGCCGCCAACTCATGAACAACGGCGTGAACGTATTCTGGGAGACTCACTTGTCCCCAGAGGTGTTCAACGACAAGGAGACAGGCGCGTGGAGACCCAAGTGGGAGAAGCAGTCTGACAATGTACTCAACCAGATTCTGTGGTTCCGCAAGGACAAGATTCGCAACGAAGATGGCAAGGAGACTGGAGAGGTCCGCTACGAGGTGGAGTTCTACAAGTGTAAGACAAACCCCAAACTACAGGGGCAGATGCGCACAGTCTTTGTCACCAAGCGAGGCGAAGACCCAGTCTGGTACGGCCTCCCTGAACTACGTGACGGGATGCTTTGATACACTCATGGGGGAGGGGGTTTTTGGTTCCGTGTACCCCCTCTCCCACCCTGAGGTGATACCATGAATGAATTTACAGTAGACCGCAAAGCGTTGCTGAAGTTTCTACCCCTGTTCGGGAAGGAGTTACAGGACATTACGCTTCGCGTGAAAACAGAAGAAATCGAAGCAGCCGTCGGGCACATGACTCATTATCTGAAGTCACGTATGCCCGCCACAGATTGTGATGGTAACAGCATTACTGTCAATGATGTGCCTCGGCTGATTACGTTTCTGAAAGCCAGCACTTCTACGACTGCTCGATTCAGTCAAGTGGAGGCTGGCAAGACACTCCATGTGAGTTGTGGGAACAGCAAGTTGCAGTTGCCCAGCAGCACTTACGTACGGTCCCAGCGGGAAGTCAATCTCATTGAGCGACTTGTCGAAGAGGCCAATGAGAATCTGTGGACCAAGTGGGTATCATTCCCACTCAACTACAGTGCAACCATCAACACAGGTGAGTTCGGACCTGCGGTGCAAATGACCAAGGTGGTCGGTGACAAGTTGTCGTGTAAGACAAACTTCTCCCCTGCTGACAATGAAATGGTTATCCACGCAGGTAAAGGTGCGAAGGCCAAGATGTTCGTCACGGTCCCACTGATAGATGCAGAGGGGCCGCAAGACAGAGCGGCCAAGTCCACCTTTGGGTACTGGTTGCCCAGCCTACTGGACTGCCTGCCACCGGGAGAGGTGAAGGCACACACTGGGGAAGATACAGTTATGGTCTTTCGACAAGAGGACAACTTCCTGCTGATTGTAATGGACCAAGATTACGAGGAGGATTGAGGATGATGCATAAAATAGGTAAGCGAAATCGGTATGCCAAAATCATTGACTTTGTGTATGAGAAATTGAAAGAGCGCGGCCCATCAACAGCACGTCAGATGAGAGAATGGATGTTTGATGAAAACAACCGCAGCCTCGACATCACACGACATGCACTGGGCAATGTCTTGGCAAAGAACAAATCGAAATTCCGTAAACTCGGAATGAAAAACGGTGTTTATCTTTGGGAGGCAGTAGAGTGATTGTAGACCTATACTACCCAGACCGTGAGTCCCGTGCTCACATCTACAAGCGCTGGCGTGACAGTGCTGGCAATCTGATTGAGGAGTACGTGAACGACTTTGAGCCGTACTTCTGGATTTCAGCAGATGTACCCGACAGCATTGTCAATCGTACCTTACGGCACTTCCCCGGTTCTCGGCTTGACCGCACACAGACAGCGCTGTCACTACCCAAGGGCATGTACGGTAAAGAGCAGGAACTCGTCAAGGTCATCGCACATCGACCCGGTGAGATTGGGCAGATGCGCCGTGACTTTGCGCAGACTTGGGAAGCAGACGTGCGGTTCACTGACCGCTATCTGATTGATACTCAGGAAGTCATGCCTGAGTGGAAGCCACGTGTGTGGCACTTCGATTTGGAGTGGGACCCTGAGCATGACTTCACCACGGTAATGTCAGTGGCCGATTCATACAGCGGAGAGAACATCACTTTCTGTTGGTCGGAAGAATCTTCCATGCGTTTCCGAGATGATGCGCATGAGACAGAGGTCCGCGTTATTGGCGATAAGACGTATACACGTGTGACGTACGGTAGCGAGCACGCCATGCACACAGCATTCCTTGACCATCTAGAGGAGTGTGACCCTGATGTGCTGGTAGCCCACGCAATGATGTGGGCTGACCTTCCGCACCTTGTCCGACGCCTCAAAGACTTCAGGCGCCTATCCCCACTCAATCGTGTTCGCAAGCCACCCAAGGGTGAGCGCGGATATGACTACACTGACCAGCCAATTGCTGGTCGCCTGTGCTTCGACACCGCAGCCCCTGCCCAATCGGGTACTGGGTTTGAGCGGGTGTGGAAGGACAGTGGTAGACCACAGTTGGCCAGCCGCAAACTGGACTACATCACTGGCCCGGATGTACTGGACTATGGTGGCAAGTTCGACATGGACGTGTTCACTGGCTGGTACGAGCGATTTGACGATTACTGTGACTACTGTATGCAAGATACAATTCTACTCAAGCGCATGGATGAGGAGAACCACATTCTGGACTTCTTCTTCTCACTACAGCGCATCACAGGTGTAGCGTTCGATTCCTGTCACAACGTGACACGGTTCGCACGTGGCCTCCTATCGAGGCGCACACACTGGAAGGCACCCACTCGTTCTGATTCAGAGAGGATGGAGTATGAGGGTGCATTCATTCCACCACCCACACCGGGTCGCTACGAAGGCGTGGCCTGTGTGGACTACAAGGGGCTGTATCCCTCACTCATCCTCAGTCACAACCTATCGTGGGAGACACAGAGTCACCCATCAGATGGTGACAACACTGGCTTTCACAAGTTGCCAGATGGTACTGTGTGGGCACAGACCGATGATGCTCTGCTACCCACCATCGTCACAGAGATGTTTGAACTCCGTGATGATTACAAGCGGAAGATGAAGGAGGCCGAGGACCCCATCGAGCGGGCAGGCTGGAACACCATGCAACTCGCAGTGAAGCGTGTCATGGCATCCTTCTACGGTATGACAGCGAGCCCCGGTTGGGGCTGGGCTGACTATGACATTGCTGGGGCCATCACAGCCTCCGGCAGACAGGCTATCAAGTTCCTATTGGAGGAGTCCGAATCACAGGGCTACAACTCCCTCTATGGTCACACTGACAGCGCGTTCGTGCAGGTGCCCTTTGATGAGGCCCACGCACTGGCTGCGCACCTGACCAAAGAGGTACAGGAACGATTCGATGCCAAGGCACTTGTCGTGGAACTGGAGGCATACATGCCCTACTGGTTGGTGGCAGGGAAGAACCTGTACTACGGTATATGCTCATGGCCAGAAGAGGATGCAGGCAAGCCCAAGTCCGCTCGCTTCGGCAAAATCTCTACCTTGGCCAACATCTCTCGCAATATCGAGAAGGACACACTCAACCTCATCTGCAATGGCGCAGAGGAGATGGAGGTCGTGGAGTCTATCCGCCCCATCTCACTCAGCCTGATGAGGGGCGAAGTCCCATTGGAAGATGTCACGGGGACCACCCGCATTGGCAAGCGATTAGATTCCTATGCTGACAGCGTCGGTGTACCCGGAGTCAAAGCGGCCCGCTATTACAATGCTCACATGGCCAAGAAGGCCAATCAACCCAAGTTCGACGAAGGTGACAGCGTCCCTTGGATTTACGTCGCAGCCGTTCCTGATGGGATGCCTGCCACAGACATTGTCACATACCACGATGTGGAAGAGATTGAAGGATTCACCCCAGATTGGCAGAAGATGGTGGACCGCCTCGTTGTGAGGAAGGTCGAGCCTATCTTCAAGGCCATGGGCTGGGATACGAATCGTGCTTCAGGGGCAGCAATGCCGAAGAAATACTGGTGATAAAATGAGAGTAGTAAGAGGCGAAATCGAAGGGAAGGAAGTAAACCTAATCCAAGTGATGAGTGCAAAAGAGGCAGGCCAATGTGAGAACTGCCTTGGAAGCAATGTTGCACACAAGATGGTCCACAAATCAATGGGCATAGAGGAATGGTGTATGGATTGCAATGATGAAAAGTTCATCGAAGCCAATGGGCACCAGTCATTTCAGATTTACACACTCTGGCTTGCAGTCAATGGGTACGCTATGGGTGTAGTATACGATACAACAGAGGAGGAATAAGAATGAAAGTAAAGGGATTACTACCAAGTGAAAAGAATCACAGAGATATTAAGCGAGTCTTGAGGGATAACGACCCTTACGTAGGTGACTATAGATTTACAGTCACGTTTTCAAAGTGGGTAAAGACAAGCAAGGTCAGTGAACATGAATGGGACAAAGGAAAGAGAGTATCTTGGAAAAGAACAATGATTTTGTCAGGTCAGGAATACGAAATAAGGGCGCGTAGAACAACTTACACGGCGTATGTAAATGGTTATTCCAACTGGAAAGGAACCAAACAAGTGCCGACTTACGAAATGACAATATATCGCGCAGATGATGACCGACAACCACGAAAACCTGTTTACGAAATGCACTCTGAAACACGAATGGGTTGCATGGTGAACTTCTTGTATCATTTACCAACGCTTCGTCAAAGATGGCGTAAGGAAGAGGAGGAATAAGAATGGCAAGAAAACAACAACAACCGAGATACCCTGACAGGCAAGGTAAGTCCGCACACGGCGGCAGTCTGTCTGCGGTAAGAGATGGGGCAGGGTGTTCGTTCTGGGAACGAGCGCAATGCCTAGAGACAAGAGCAGACACAGAGCCGGAGACTCTGATGACAGACATTCCGGGCGTGCTTCAATGCCCAGCCTGTGGTCTGAAGATTAACTGGGGTGAGAACAATGAGTGAATGCGCATCCTGTGAGAATGAATCAGAAGAACTTGATGAATACGATATGTGCAGCATTTGTGCCCAATCGGCCAAGGAGCAAGCAGGTTACCGAGCATGGGTAAACAGAGGTGGATGATATGAGTGAAATTGACAAATTGATGAATGCGGTAGAAGGCAAGATAGAGAAAATAGAGGCTAAGTTCTTGGACCTTGATGGGATGTATCCGCACCATTATGACAATTGGGTTGAGGCACTAGACTGGGTATTAGCACAAGGCCGTGCCATAAAACGAGGAGATGCATAAAATGAGTAGAGTAGAAGATGAAGTATGTGAGATGATACAGCAGAGAGCGAAGGTTGGATTGAACAAGTATGGTGTCACGATGGAACGTGAGGACCTTACACATGATGAGTGGCTAGAACACCTACAGCACGAACTCATGGATGCCATCGTGTATATCCAGCGACTACGCACACGCGAGGAGTCAATCATGCAGAAGTTACAGCGGTTAATTAACGAGCCTGAACCTAAGCCTGCATCCGATTTCAACAAGGGAGACAACGGGAGACCACAATGTGAGGCCAAAACTTGGCACGGTGGTCCATGTAGGATGAAGGATTATGAACTCAAAGATGGGCTGTGTGGTCATCATTATGCAATGCAGGAAAATGGTGAATTGAAAAGAGGCCGAACCAGTGACTCAGAAGAGCAGCAACCACTACGTGGTCGATTCATAAAGGAGGTTGAACAGATAGCGAGGGACAGACTGGCTGACTACAGAAAGCAAATTTCAAAGGACACCAAAGCAGCCATGAAGAAGAAAAAGGCAGAGGGCAAAGTGTTTACTGGCGAGATATTCGGATGGGACAGAGATGGAGATAACATGGTTCCAAACTGGAAAGAGCAAGACACCATTGACTACATGCGATTCAGGTACTATAAACAGGGCTGGTCAGGTAACAAAATCGCAAAGCATTTCAATGAAATTGAGTTGAAAGGAAAGAGAGGCGGTGCTTGGACATCTTCGATGGTTCTTAGAACGTGTCGATACAACTACCATGCAAATCGCATTAAGTTCAGTCACCCTCACTGGTGGGGCTCAGAAGAATACCACGACGCAGTTGAATTTGAGGAGGAGGATGATTGAGTGGTTAAATTTGAAGAATACAGGAAGTCCACTTACCAGTGGCACCCCGGTCATGAGAAAGAGTTGCGCATTACCAAGACTAGTCTGACAAGCGATTTCGATTTCTGCCCGAAGCAATATGAGTTCAAGCGTATCGAAGGCCGTAAGTCCCCAGAGACAGACGACATGCGTCGAGGGACTAACGTCCACGATGCCATGGAAATTTACTTCATCAATGTCAGGCCTGTTGTCGAAAAGATTCTGACACTTGCCAAAGATGGGAAAGACGAGGATGCATTTGAACTCATGCTCCAGTGCCTCCCAGAGCCAAAGGAGCCCTACACCTTAGGTGAAGAGGACATCCTGCAGACTAGAATGGAGTGGGAGTATGCTCGTCTACTATCTGTAGATGGTGTGAACTATCTACCCATTATGAATGAAGAGGAAGTACACGTGCACTTCGTCAAGAAGGTCACTGTCAACGATGAGGAATACGACGTACCCATCCACATGACGGGCATGATTGACCGTGGCTTCATGACTGAGGATGAGACCGTGGCTATCATGGAACTCAAAACGGGCAAATGGAAAGTCGATGATGTCTACAAAGTAAGGTCCATGCGTACAGAGATGGCCTTCTATGCTGACATGTTGAACAAGGCTGACCACCCGTACAAGAACGTAACACACTGGGGCTGGCTGTTCCCAGCAGGTGACCGACTCGGTTTACCGAACACAGCCAAACACTGGGACTATGAGAAGATTAGCAAGCGCTATTTCAAGAGCATTGACACGCGCATGAATCGCCTCATTGAAGCCCACATTATCAATGACTTTCCACCTGACCCACACCAAGGTAAATGTGCGTACTGCTCTTTTATGGAGGAGTGCCCCGCTTGGTTAGAAGGTGGAGAAAAGTATTGGAAAAACCTAAGGAGAGATTAGAATGCACATGAATATATTAGACGTAGCAAAGCACCTGATACAAGTAGCCCTAACTGAACAGTTTCGGTTGCCTGTGTCAGTGAACTTTACACTGAAAGAAGGCCTCATGGATGTCACGATGATGCGTCAAAGTACGCTGAGTGAATTCATGTTTGAAGAAATGGAAGCCCCCTTGTGGACTGACGTGATTGTGAACCTTTCACCACGTATACTGTCAGACCCTGACACACTGACGAGCATTTACAGAAGTGTGTATGCAGAAGTAGCCACAGCAATTTCACGAGGGAGAGTTTGGAATGCGATTGACGTTTGACTTCCCAAGAGAAGTACTGGAACTGTCCACAGAAAAGGGCAAAGGTTTCCGCCGCCTTGTCAGCAATACAAATGACTTTGAGAAGTATTGGGATGGAAAGAACGGTGTGTCCAACGCATACATGACGGTGTATGGTTATCGGGCCACTGAGGCCCCTAACCATAGAAGAGTGGACTTACAGACGCCCATTGTCAGACACTTCGTTCTAGACCTTGACCCCAAGGACTTTCAAGACAGGAATAGAGGCGATGTAAACCCTGAAGAGACACTAGAGCAGGCGCGTCGATTGCACAAGCATCTGCTGTCCGAAAACATTGAGCATGGTATTTGGTACAGTGGTGGTGGCTTCCACATCTGGGTTGCATTGGACAAGCCCTACATTCCATCATCGGGTGCCTATGTATCATCAGTAAAAGAAGCAGGTATGACGGTTGTGAATGAGTGGGTGCACAAACTCAAGTTGTACTGCTCAGACCCTGCTGTGCCCTTTGACACGAGCGGACTAATCCGAATACCCAACTCCTACAACGCCAAACGTGGCTATTGGAGTATCCCTCTCACCACTGAAGAACTAATGGACAATGACATTTGGTCTATCATGGAACTGGCTCTTGAGCCACGCAAGGGCAAATTCACCTACGGCACCCAAGGTGTCATTCTGGATGTCAAGAAGCCCAGCGAGCGCGAGGCCATCTTCAAGACCTCTGCACCTGCAATTGACCTACCTACCATTTCTATGGATGGCATTACCATCTTACCCTGCCTCAATACGGCTGCCTGCCAGCAAGGGGGCAACCCCAGCCATGATGCACGAGTTCAACTCGTCAAGTATCTGGCCAAGCGACTGCGCAACTTCTTCCCACTGGACTCTATCTCCATGGAGCAGAGGCAGGAGCACACTGAACAGATTATCCAATTCATCAAACGCCTTGAATGGGCGGACTTCAATGAGGGCATTACCCGCTATCAGGTCTCGACCATTGTGAACAAGGACTACCCACAGACCTGCTCGATGCTGTGGAAGAAAGGCATGTGTCTCGGCAAGTGTAACTACTGGGACAAGACGGGCGCAATACAGGAGGGAGAATAATGAGTAATTCAAGAGGTAGTGGTAAAAAATTGTGCTGGGCAAGTCTTAGACAAGTCATTGAGAGGGAACTCGCCAATTGGGAAGGAGTGCCCTTCTTTCACAGTTCGTCATTCGCAAAGCACATTACGCCTATGTATTGGCGGCAGGCCACCGCTAATGGTCATTACAAATCAGGTAATAGTGGAGCAGGGCCGGGTGGCCACGTTATATGGAATAGATTAGCAGTTCCAAGTACCCGTATTTTGAAGTCACTAGGCTGCAAAAGAATGACCTACGGTAGATTGCAACAGAGACAAGATAGATTTGGTTACCGGATTAAGAAAGGACAATCCATGTGGCTACTACCTAACGCAGAACTTCCGCCTTCGGCGTTTTCACAATATAGCGCAGCAATGAATGGCATTGAATCGAGAAACAGGGTGATTAAGAAATGAGAGGAGTACCACCACTACTAGTAGATAGCAACGAACGCGGTCCACTCTACGAGGCTGTCAATCGCTATGCTGAGAAACAGGGTATGCTTGTCAAGCAAGAACACCTACAGGGCATGGGTGACTACAAGGTTGGCGGTGGCCATATCGAATGTAAGAGCCTGTCCGACTTCTTCCAATCCAGTCACAGCGGTCACCTGATGCGACAGATGGAGAACCTTGATGCCAACTGCGAGCGGGTGTTCCTCATCGTCCACGGGGACATCGCCAAGTATGTCAAGATGGCCAAGAGTCAGGGCCGCAATGTCACGTATACACGTGTGACAAACGAACTCATGGGCACATTCGCCCGCATCATGGCAGACTTTGACTGCCACATTTACAAGGCCAAAGACCACATTGAGGCGGCCACATTCATTGTCAAACTCCATCAGAAATTACACAAGCCAGCGTCCCGTCATGGGGCCAAGGCAATCACACGGGTGTCTACGAATGACATCCGAGCAGATATGCTTCTCGCCATACCCGGATTCGGACCGGACCTTGTTGAACGGACACTGGAGAAATGCGGCTCGATTGAAGAGATGACATTTGTCGAATCGTTGAAGAAGGTCCGTGGGATGGGACCAACTCTGCGTGCCAGACTCATTGAAGTCTTGACCAGTGAGAGTCCGGTAAAGGTGGAGAAAACGTACAAAAAGAGAGGGAATGTAAATGATAGAACATAGTGCAGAGAAGTACGAATGCGTACAGAAAACGGATGTATTGAAAGGGTATCTAGAACACTTTAGAGAGGTCTCGATTAACAACGAGATTCCGGGTCTATTGTCGTTCTTTTTCATGCAAGGACAATGTGCCTTACCATACGTCCGAATACCGATTGGAAAGAGCAACATCGACCCGCGTGTCAGCGTGTTTTGGATTCAGGATACGAGGACTGGGAAGTCAGTTGCCTACGAGATTATCCAAAATACGATGTCTCAGGCTGGCCTTGAATGTGTGGATTATAGTACTGGTACGGATGCAGCACTAGTCGGCTCATTTCGTCAAGAAGATGCTGATAGCCCACCCACAGTCCGAGAAGGTGTACTGGCAGGTCGCAAAGGCATGAACTTTGACGAAGGGTCGATTCTACTCAAGCCTAGCAAGCACAGTGAGAACACAGTGCTGTTCTTGCAGTCTGCACTCAACGCAGCAGGCACTGGGCGTAACGTGCTGACCAAGCACTTGGCAGACGGTACTATCACCATTGAGTCATTGGTGTCCCTGTGGATTACTACTTTCCCACCCGATGGCATCAAGGAGTATGTCCTCGACAAGGGTATCTTTCAGCGTGTACTCTTGTATTGGCGCGACTGGACTCTCGACATGAAGAAGGATGTAGCCTATCAGTTGGCTGATAACGTCCACTCAACACCTAAGTTCACGATGAAGTATGACGACATTGTCCAATACTTCGTAGACCTTGATAAGCGCCTCAAAAAGCGCGTTTGTGAAATTAATGGCATCAACATCATTGAATGGGATACTGCCAATGGAGAAAACGACGATGATAACGCGGTGTGCCAACAGCGCGAAGAGTGGACGATGAACGCCATGAAAAAGATGTTCACAATTTCTGCTGACTACCGACCAGCACTCAAATCAGCCATTGATGAGTACTACAGCCTCATTGAGGACATGGACCCCAAGAAGCAGGGTGTCTGTGCATCTTTCATCATGGGTCTTCAGAACTACACCAACATCATCGCGCATCACATGGCCATGCTAGAGGGCACATGGGTTGTCACAGGTATTCACGTGGACATGGCCAAAGAAATCCTCTACGACTTGTACCTGAACTTGATTCACTGGCTTGAATCCAAGGTCAAGGTCGGCACCAGCGCGGCTGAGACCAAGAAGGAGGAGAAGGCATGGCGCGAGGCATTCAAGCGTTGCGAAGTGTTTGACTTTGACGACCACCGTGGTCGTGGATGGGTCAAGAAGAAGGCCCTCTACGAAATCTTCGGCAGCATCCAAAACTTGAGTTCTGAGACCAGCATTCGTGAACGATTCAAGCGCTCTGAACACATGTTTGACGCATCTCGGGACGGCAACCGACAGTACGTTCGGATTAAGCCGAGTGCACGTGAGGAGTGATTCGGATGGAATGCTATGTTTGCGGTACAGTTATCGACAACATTGTCATGGGAGGTGTGACTGCTCATCTACATGGGCGTCAATACCACCTATGCCAATGGTGCCATATGTGCTTAGAAGATAAAATCAAGGAGGAAAGAGAATGACAGGAATACTCGCATTGGACATTGAGACATCCAATTACTCACATGAAATCGGAGGTTGGGGCAATACCCATCTCTTTGAGCCATCAGTGGTAGCCACATGGGATGGTGAGAACAGCACTGTCTACTGCCAGAAGCACGCAGAGATTGAGCGAGAAATGCCTGATGATGTAATCATCAAAAGCCTGCATCCCAAAACACTGGGCAAGGACCTTCAGAAGCACATTGAGGCAGGTGGTCGATTGCTTGGGCACAACATCGTAAAATTCGATTTGCCTATCCTTAGAGACTCGCTTGATTGCTGGACAGCATCAGACATTCTGTCAAAGTCACCAACGACCATCATCGACACATCGGTCATACTACGCTCTGTAACGGGGCACTCTGTACCACTTTCAGATGCGGTCGGTCATACATTGGGTAGGGACAAGTTAATGAACAGTCACGATGCGCCCTTAGAATGGAGGCGTGGTCAGTACGGCAAGGTGGCGAAATACTGTCTTGACGATGCAAAACTGGTTTACGACTTATGGGTGCATGGTAGTGATGAAGGATTTGTCAAATCACGCTCCCGAGAGACCGGAGAGGTCATGGAATACGAAGTTAAATGGGAATAGAGAGGGAATAAAATGCAAAACCAAGGAGACAAAGAAACTGCTCTGACACACAATATCAGAGCGGTTAAGGCTATCACCGATACGGTGAAATCGACGCTGGGCCCAAAGGGCATGGACAAACTGATGATGGATATGGGCGGTGACACAATTGTCACGAATGACGGTGCTACTATCCTACAAGAGGCAGATGTCTCACATCCAGTTGCCAAGATGATTGTTGATGCAGCAGACACACAAGAGAGTATGTGTTACGACGGTACTACGAGCATTGTCGTACTGGCAGGTCAGTTGTTATCGAACAGCGAGGGACTAACTGCAAAGGGCATTCACCCAAACACCATTCGTGAAGGATACGCTCAGGCTGCTAGATGGGCTGTAGAGTATCTAGAGGAAATGGCCGTTGATGCAGGAGACCACCTCCACGATGTGGCTCGCACATCAGTTACGGGTAAGGCGCTGGCATCATCTATGGAATATGTCACCGACTTGACAGTCAAGACAGTTGAAGGTGTACAGGGAGAGCACGACCGCATCCGTGTGCTTTGCCAACCCGGAGGTGGGTTGGATGACTCTTACTGCTTCAATGGTGTTATCTTGCACAAGGAGTTCTTGATTCCGTCTACTTCAGAGAGTGCTTACAACAACATCGTCCTTGTCAACACTGGTATGGATATGCAAAAGATGGAGGACAACATGCAAGTGCAGTTCTCCAGTGCACAAGAGTTCCAGTCTTACCGACAACAGGTCAACCGCGATGACTGGGTTGCTAAAGCAGATGCAATTGCTGAACATCTACCTGACGGTGGGGTTGTTGTCGTGCGTGACAATGTTAACGAAATCGTCGCATCCATGTTATCACGCAAGGGCATTGCTGTTGTCCAGCGAGTGCCAGAGAGTGACATGGTTGCTTTAGGTCACCTTTGTGGGATTAGTCCTGCACATACACCAGAGGACATCACAATGATTGGCACCATGGCTGTTGAGCAGAAAACCATTGGTGATATGAATTACGTCATTATCGAAGGTGACGATGAATCACCCGTTATCACACTCGTCCTGAGAGGGGCTACACGACAGACACTAGATGAGACAGAGCGAGGCTTTGCAGACGCACTGGGTGTCGTCAGCATCGCTTACAAGAGTGGCAAAGTTGTATCTGGTGGAGGCTCGACCTACATGGCCATGGCCCGTCACCTACGTGAACGTGCTACAGAGATTGGTGGCCGCGCTCAGATGGCAGTTGATGCCTTCGCTGAAGGGCTTGAGTCCATTCCCGCTACTATTGCGGAGAATGCAGGACATGTACCGCTGCTTGATACGGTGCTTTCACTCAGAGGTGCACACGAAGTAGACAATCACTACTGGGGTCCTGACATTACTGGCCCAAGCGGCACCATCTGCGATATGGCAGTTCTCGGTGTTTGGGAACCACTAGACCTTGTTCGCCAAGTGGTCCTCAGTGCAACTGAAGTTAGTACATCCATTCTACGAATTGACGACATCATGGCCAAGAAGTCTGACGGTGCACCACCTCAACAATCTGGCTTTGGAATGCAGCAGGTGTGATAGCATGGCTGACAACAAAGAGAAAATGCTGAACACTCGCATCACTGCAGAACTTTACGAGCAATTGCAGAGTGTATGCGAGACTCGCAAGATGGGACTGAGTGAAGCGGTCAGGGATGCGATATTACTGTGGATGGATGCGCATAGCAAGGCTACATACGGTAGCCTTTCGCGGCATCTAAGAGGAGAGTAGCGAATCGACCATACCCCTTTTCCGTCCTGTTCCTATGCCTAACACGGCGACCAGTGTACTCGACGGCTCCGATTTGACCATGGTGGCGTATGTAGCCACACAGGGGGCATTCATGGATAATGGCTACGCGCCTGTCCGAATACGACCCTACAATGGTGTTAGGAAGAGCCTTCTGTTTGCACATTTCGCACGTTATGCGCAGGCTTTCGACCAATCGACCCAATTGACCACCTCAGGCAGTGACAACCAGTAGTTTGCGCCACTGACCTGCGCCATTCGCAAAGGATGGTGCAGTGGTGTTGCTCAGGTTCTCTGTAATGGTGGTGTTACCAGCCGTGCCCTTCACAGCCTGCGTTAGTGTCAGGACGTTAGATGAGCGACCGACAGTGATTTTTCCGTCGTGCCCATTTGCGTGCTCAATGCAATCCTCTAGCGATTCGGCTACGTCGTTGTTGGTCCCACTAAGTGAGAATTGGTTGTTGGCCAAGTCCTCGGTTGAGGCATGAGCGGTATAGGTGACTGATGTACCGTCTGCGGAAATCAGAGTAATCTGTTCACCTGCACTAGGCTTCCCTGCGGCAACAGTCACAGTAGCCGTAGCAGCCGTTTCTTCACTTTGGTAGACGAACTTACCATACTTCCCTGCAGCAACAGCGACGTTCGCATCAGTGCTGTCAAAGGTCACCGTGTTGGTCGTGGCCGTTACTTCAATCACGTGCCCGTCACAGAACTCGCCACTTGGATTGAGATTGATGCCAGCACCTGCCGTTATCAACCAGATGTTGGGTCCATCAAAGGTGAATGTCTGGTTCGCACTGGTGCTGATGACCTTGACCTCATTTGGTGCTAAGCGCCATGTGTTTCTAGCAGAACCTGCTGACCCAATGTTACGACGTGCGCTGTAGTACAGAACTGTATGCCCGTCAGGGCTGTGGCTTTGCCAGATTGCACCGAATGGTGAGTTGGTAAAATCACCAGCCTCCGTGCCTGCAAAGAGAGTGTTGAAGGTGTTCTGATTCGCCCCATCTACTGCGTTCGATGCAGTGACGTTGCCAATTGCACCCTTGGTCATGTGACTCAAATATAGAGGACCGGGGCGTAAGAAAGTGCGCCTATCATGGACTTCCACGTCTGAACCTGTGCTTAGAGATGTAGTGACGCTACCAGCACCGCCAGTCATGGTGTATCGTACGACTGCAAGTACGATGTGCTGTTGGTTGTTACCTGAGCCGGGTGTACCTCCTTGCCGACCGGGGTCACTTAGGAACTGAGTAGGGACCAAAGGAGTGCCACTACTAACTGCTGCTGAAGTGCCCATTTCATATTTCAGATGCTTCTGAGTGTTTGTCGAATCCAAATATACAACGACCATCACATCTTCATTAGACGATGGGACAGACGGTAGTGAGCCACTGAAATTTGTAGCAGTGCCTACGATGAATGAATGACTGGCACCGGGGCCACCAGCAAACTCGTACACCGTACCGTCAATACTGGCGTAGCCACCTGACACTGTAATCTCACCTTGGCTGGAACCAACGGCTACGAAGCCGGGTGTACCAGAGCCGACGCTGTTTCGATTTGATGCGCCATAGGCGTTGTCTTGTTCACGAAGTATCCCATTCCCGTGGAATGCCTCGTATGGATTGGTCAAAGAAGGAGAGAGTATGACATCGCCATCTCTCAATCCTTCAGCATTGGTTGTGCCGCTTTCTGCGCGTGTGTGGCCGGATTTTGGATTTACCATCTATTTCACCTCGACTAGGACAGAGAATTTCAATTCATTGGTCGCATTTTTAGTAATGGGGTCGAACGTATACCGAAAAATAGGCGTGATGTCTGTAGCATCTGTAGGACTTCTGTACTGCAAACAGACCTCTTTAATCGGCAAAGTCAATTCGGTGCTACTTGGTACGACTCCTTCTACGGATAGAGTATGCTCATCAATGACCCGTACCGTGGGGGTTACAATTGTCAAAGGGCGACCCGCCCCACCATCTTCAGACGTAGCGATTGTACCATCGGCGCCGAACACCATCTCATTAATTCGACCGGCCAACTGCTCGGTCAAGTATCTGTGCGCTTCAATCAATAATGGCATATCATCCTCTCCTTTTCACAATTCGCTTGCCCTTGTTCATACCGATTACATGGTCAACTTCTGTATTCGCATCTGGTTTGTCTGCATGACCATGTATCAAGCCACGTTCACGATGCCCAATAACCATACCGCTTGGGCGTATGTACTTGGTAGACACATTCCAGTAATGACTAATTTCAACAGATGCACCAGTGCTGATAGATAGCGTTTCTTTTTGCTCTGTTCTGGCTGCAGCCCGCTCATTTTGATTGATGTTGTCCTCTTGGAATTTCTGTAGAATATCCTCTAGGCTAGTGGGCACAGAACTGATTTGGATGTTACTCATCTTGTTCAGCAAATCGTGCTCCACTCCAAGGACAATTCCTTCGTCCCTATCGTTCTCGTTTCTGTGCTGAATCCTGTCACCGGGCCTGACCCTTGCAGCGCTTAGGACACCCATCAGATTCTTGCTACCTGTCGCTCTTCTAGCGCTTGCTAGTATACGCTGACCGACTCGACGCGCAGCCGCTTCCGTAGAGACTGTAGGAACGTGAACACCAGTTCCCATCTCATTGACTACGCCATCTGTCCTTGCACCGACATCATCCACTCTCACAACATTGTCTGCATTGTTTGCTCGCGCTTTGCCGTACACAGTGATTCTGTTGGGTGCATGAGAAATGTTGTCAGTCTGTGACCCACCTGTCACAGCACTATCACCAATGTAGTGCTGCGCAGCCACTCGATTTTGGTGTGCGTATAGTACATTCCCGAATCTATCTGAGCGGATGCTTTGACCATCGTGCTTGGACAAAT